ATGTCAGCCAACGTGATCCCCGACGGCTCCCCCGTCACAGACGAGTTCGCGATCGCGCCAGCACGACCCGTCGCCCAACTCCCGTGCGACTGCTGATCATGTGAACCCTGCTGATGCTTGACGACCTCCTGCTGACTAATTGGGGTCGTGAACAGGTCGACACGATCAAAAGGCACTCGGTCCTGTGTTTTGATGTAACTATCCGAGTCTGTGCGCCACCCATCCTCATCAGCGTATCTAATTCGCACGACCCGATAATCCGAACCATCCGTAGGAGCATAGAAACTGCCCGTTGACCTTAGTGAAGTGACAGTTCCCTCTGGACCTAAGTTCATACGCTCATCCGACTTGATGTAGCCACGTTCAAGAGAAACATCAAACTCGTCCGTCGACATAACTCGATACACATGCTGAGGTGGACGCTCCGGCCCAGCAGTAACCAACGGACGCATCGGATTATCGCTGCGTGCCCCACCGAAACCTTCCGCTCGAAATGCTTCCATCCTTGTCAACCCTGCTGATGTGTGAGTCTCATAGTCGCGAATACGCGGAGGGCCTTCTCCGCGAACCTGAACTGTCTCTATCTCGCCGTCCTTCAATCCACTATTCTTTTGACCCACAGGGTTGTACCGCTCAGGATGCGCCATTCGAGGATCGTCGATGGAGCGAGCCTCATCTGTTAGCACCGAATCCCACGCTTCTTTATTGTTCGCGGCGGGCATCTCACGCGCCGTCGTGCCTTGCGCCCAAGCGCCGTGCGACTGCTGATCATGGCTGCCTTGCTGATGCTTCACGACGGAGTCGAGTGGCTTTATCCAGTCTGCGTTGTCGTTATCGTTGTCGATGTTTGTGACAATGTCAGCGGCCTTGAACAAATCAACAGCGTCGCGGATTCCCTCGTTACTGTCGCTCGCCACCACCTGAGCATCGAAAGATGAGCCAATCGTGACGAACTCATACTCATCCCAAGAGCCGACTCCCGTCAGAGGGGTAGACAGAATCTTGCTTGAAGGGATTGTTGCTTTCATCACGACTCTTGGGACAGGTGTCCGCCATTCGCGTTCCGTCGCGCGCCATTCCGAAAAGTCAACCGCTTGTTGTCTGTCAACAGACCACGAACTCATGGGCCGTGTCTGCACCCTTACCGCCGCCGCGCCCCCTGCGTCTTGCGCTAGCAGTCCGGCTTGCGCTAGAGGGTCATCTTCCCCACGAGTCGACCCGCGCCACAAAACAACTTCATCAGTTCCCTTGAGGAAGTCCTGCGTCTGGTTGTATTGCTCGCGAACGAATCTTTGTAAAACCGGCTGCGACTTACCGAGAATCTCGTCTTTCTGTTGACGAACGCTTTCAGTCATTTTCCACGGAGCAGCATCTTTGACATCGAACTCAGCAGCCGCAGCCTCTTGCAGAGCCAGCGATACAGGGTTAGTCCCGTTAGACGTAGCAGCCCACGCTCTCACTAACTCCGACGCTACTGCCTCGCGGGCCAGTTGTTCCGCTGCCGGGGAACCGACCATCGTAGGGTAGGCAGGCAACCCATTTTGATCGTCGTAAAACTTCAACCGCCCCTCTCCGTCTAAGTAAACAAAATCTACTGTTGAAAGAGAGTCAGGATTTCCCCTAACCGCGTACTGTACGTCTTCATAAAGGGCGCTCTGACTCGGCAAGCCCGCTTTGAGAGGCTCAGCCATTTCGGTAGCGGGAACGTCAGACATTCTGCTCGCTATGTTTCTCGCTACTTCAGCCTTCAACGGAACAGCAACACCAAACTGCGCTTCTAGCGCGTCATAATCAAGTTCGAGAGTGTTGTCCATGTATTCCTGAGCAGCCCAACCAAACTGCTCCGTCCCCTCAAGCGTGCGAGGCGCACTTCCTGTCGCCCACGCTCCGTGAGTTTTCTGATCATGCGAACCCTGTTGATGCTTCACGACAACGTCAGACACCATCTCGATACTCTCGATCGCCTCGGTCTCCAACTCATCCAACCTGTCAATCCACGGCTGCATGTTCTGACTCGGCAAGCCCGTCAAGCCCCGCGTCGGCGGTATCAAGACAGCCGTGCAACGACAATTCGGGTGGAACGGCGGCATCGACTTACCGTTCTCAAAAACACCATTCCACGGGACACGACTGCCGTTCAGAGGCGCACACTCGTCACAGGGAGGCCCGTAGCGGCTCGTAGCCAACGCTGTACGCAGTTCTTTCTCAGACCGAGGGTCCACTAGCCCCAAACTTTCTGTCGCCTCCCACGACGTTTGGCGGGCATAGTTTTGAGCCTGCTGAATCTCCGTCCGAGCGATCATCTCAGCGCGACGCCGAATCAGTTTCTTCCGATACCGCTCAGTCATCGCGTTAGCCGTCTCCTGCGCCTGCCGCGAACTCATTCCCTCCCTGACAAGACGCACAAGATTCTTCTCATTGAACCTCTCAACAGCCCTCGCCCACCGTGGATGCAACCCAACTATCTGACGCAACGTGCGAGCAGTCTCATCCACCGTCCGAGGCTCCGTGAACGCACGACTGATCACCTCACGGATCGCCAAACGATTCGACTCGTCAATCTGACGCACCAGAGTCGCCGACCTCGTGCTCGCGTAATCCGTTGCCCGCTGACTCACGAAACGGAACATTCGCTCAACAGGCTCGTTGATGAAGAACTCCACATCCGGCGCTGTAACCATCTCCGGCGTCGGCATGATGATGCCACTCGGTAAACGCTCACCCGCGTAATTCAACTCAAGGAACGGACTGTTACCCGTCCGAGGAGCGTTACGGATCACTCGGCGCGTCTCGTTAGACGCCTGATCCATCACCGCGTCCCGCAGCGTGTCGTCAATCAACACGTTCAAATTGTCAATGTTCACGTCAGTCAACAACTGTTCAAGCAAGTCAGGGTCAAGATTCCTGATCGCCTCGGCGTACTGATCCACGTCGAAAGCAGATGACAGGGTGTTCATCGTCGACACCAGCCGGTTCACCAGCCGACTCTCCGTCACCGTCAACGGGACAGCAGGAGGCCCGCCCCCCGGTTTGCGACGCTTACCCCCAATCGTGAGCGCCACCGCTTACTCCTCCGGCTCGTCGGCCCCCGCCTGCTCCGGCGCTCTACCACCGAACGGCGGGTTACCACCGGGGAACGCAGGCTTGTCAGGGACGATGCCCGTCCGCTCCGCGACGATGCGCTGCTGAGGCGGCAAAGCCATGAGAGCGCGAGCCTCCTCCGCAGACATCACATCCGTTCCCGTTTCCTCAATGCTGTGGTGCGCCGGAGGCAGACCAGCGATATCCCGCAAGTGATCTTCCAGACTCGGGTCAGGAGCGATGACACCAGCGGTCGTCATCTTCGACACGAAGTCCGCGATCTCAGGCAAGTCGACGTGAGCGACCTCGCTGTATTGCACAGTTGGGCACCTGTTCGCGTCCATGCCGTTCAACCGAAGCAAGCGAGGGATCGCGTGCTGATTCACAGTATCCGCGATCGTTTTAGCGATCGAGTCAACTGACATCGACCACAAGTCCATCTTCGTCGAGCCGAGAGCGAACGATCCAACTCGATCCTGACCCAACAGGATGAAGTCAGACAGCACGCTCATCGCGATGCGTTGATCCAGCCGAGTGATCACCTTGTCGGTATCGAACTGACGAGCACCCCCACTCGACATCAGTTTCAAGTCGAACAGCGGCTTACCAGCGTCGTCATACATTTGCGGGAAAATGATTCCCTCGTTCTCGTTCCTCTTGATCGAGGTGACGATCTCCTTGATAGACGCTAAGACAGCCTGCTGCGAAGCCGTAGCGGCGCTCGAAAGGTACTCCGGTGGGACGTAAGCGATAGGCAGGCCAGCGAGGTCACGCTCGATACCGATCGCCTCGATCTCCTCGATGCGCCTCTTGAACCACCACGGGCGGTACGAGTTACGCAGCAGCGAGCGGCCCTCAGGGTTATTTTTCTGCGCTGACGTGCGGAACAGGAGAGCCTTCTGAATCGGGATGTCAATTCGACCGTGCCCCGTGTACGGGTCGACCTGCTGAAACCCTTGAATACCGCCGTCCTCATCGAAATTCCACAGGAACAGGGTTTCCTGACCTCGGATCGCCCACTTCCTCCAACCGATGCGCCCGTCGGTGAACTTGGATCGCTTGGTCGGGTCTTTCTGGTCGGGGCCGACGCGCTTCTTGTAAACAATCTCGTGGAAACTGAAACCGTAAACACACATGGACATGATTTGCGAAAGCGTCGAGTCCCACGAGTCGCTCATGTCGTTCAGGCATTCCTCGACGAAGGCAGCCGTCTCAATGTCTGCATGCTCAGGGTCACCGTCGGCGCTCTGATCCTTGAACGGGTCTATGCGCCATTCGAGGCGCGTGATCACTTTCTCGATCGCGTACAGGAACGCCCCGATGACGGGGTCGTTGTCGGACATCTCCCGGTAGGTCTTGATCCCTTGGATGCCTTGAAGGCGAGTCAGGAACTCGTCGTAGATGAATCCGCTAGTGCGTTTTAGTCCAGTAGTGCCGAGTTCCTGCATGTCGAACTTAGAAACCATGTGTCTCCCACTACTCCTCGTCGTTGGTCTTACGGGTCATGCCAACTAAAATCGCCAGAGCCGCGTCGTCCTCAAAACCTGCCTCCACGAGAGACTGATACATCTCGTGAGCCTGCGCGGCCCATTGACCCAACGGGCTTAGCATCAGAGGAACCCCGGCACCTTGGTCGTCCATTTGAGCAAGTGTACCGGGGTGACTCCCGTTTCTAGGCGTTCGACTGTTTGACCAATCCTGCGTCGATCAGGCCGACGGCTACTCGCCCGTAGTGCCCTTGCAGGCTCCACGCTAGGCCGGTGTCGACGAGGTCTTGGAACAGTCCGATCGTTGCGTTTTCATCGAGTTCGCCATTCTCGTATTCGATGATCGCGCTTGTCAGATTCTTCATGGCTATGCCACCTCCTCTTTCAGGTCGTCGAGTGACCACTTGGACAGGTGGTCGAGGTATTTCGCGCCAGAGCCGAGGCTGCTCGGTTGAGCGTCGATCTTGTCGATCACCTTGTCGAGCGCACTCCACAATTTCTTGGTCGAGTATCGCTCGTTATCGAGCAACCCCACGTCGTAAACGCACCTGTAAAAGAAGTGTCCACCCTTGAACAGGGTCGTGTTGTATCCCCTGTCATGGTCCACCTCGACGTACTTGACGTAGACTTGTATGCGCCGATTTTTCCGGTCGTTCCACGCTTCAATTCGTAACCGGGGTAGGTACGGGCGATCCGTTGACTGCGTCTTCGCCTCGATCCCGGTCAACTTGTAGTAGACGTGGATGCTGCGATGTTTCCTCGACAGGAACGTCATCGCCATGCTGGTCGCGGCTCGCAGGCTTACGCGGCTCATCAGGACAACTCCGATACCACGTTGATCAAGCGGACGAGGTTCGGCAGTTGATCGGCGTACACGCCGTCGTACTTAGTAAATTCCTTGCCGTCGATGTGCTCGCTGGCATGGATGAATGTCGAGACGGCTCTGTTGCGATGAACCTTGTAGCCGTGGACGTTGTAGTCGTCGCGTCCACGCTTGTAGGTGATGTCGATGTATTTCCGCAGGCCGTATTGTGAGCCGAAACGGAATTGGTTGACGACGTTTCCGTCCTCGTCTATGTAGGCGCGGCGGTCTCGACCGCTCACGGCTCGGTAAGCATCGAGTCCGATCTGCCGGTGAATGGTTTCTGCGATTTGTAGGTCTTCCTTGTTGAGCATGGGTTTCTCCTCTCCCTCAGAACCCAAAAGTATCACACGGGGGTTAGGTGCCGACTTACGGGGGGGACGAGTTCTGAGCCAATCTGCCAGCCCGGAATCCGGCTCCCTAGTATCTCCTCAGCCAACAACGATTTAGCCGCTAGACGCTGCCTGAGAGGCCCGTAGGGCACGTCTGCCTGCCGTGCCGCGTTATCAGCGACATCAGCGGCCTTCACATACCGGCCCATCGGGTGATTTGCAGCCTCCCGAATGAAAGCCTCATACCCAGCGATCGACCGATCAGGAGTGGTCTTGGTGACCGCGTCGACAGCACTCACCACAGCGTCAGACGCCCCAAGGTCCGATAGATCATCGAGGGTGTAATCGGTGTCCTCGACCACGTCATGGAGGAAACCAGCGATCACGAAGTCAGGGTCGAACCGCCACAACGCAGCGCCGACACGGGCGACGTGCAGGATGTACGGGACGCCCTGCTTATCGACCTGACCAGCGTGCGCCTGCGCCGCGAACGATAACGCGGACTCCGGCGAATCCAATCTCATAACCCTCTCCCTTCACCCCTAGTTTAGTCCCTCGGTTTTTCCTTGATGTAGCCACACCGAGGACAGACATGAAACTTCTCGATACTCAGCGGCGACGTCGAAGCGGTTCGCTTCCCGCACTTCCAGCAGTCGTGCATGTCGACACGCTCCGGTGTCACGACAATGAACTCCCCGTCGATCAGAGCATCCCGAACGCGCATCAGAATGTGCGACGTGATGTCGTCGAAGTCTCCCTCGAACTCTTGCGGCTCGCTGTCGGAGAACTCCAAGGACACCTTCATAGCCCGATGCACTCTCCTTCTATTTTCCAGCAGCCGCCGTGATCGTCTTCGTCGTGAGCCTTGATGATCGCTGCCCCTACGGGGTCGCCGATCTCTCCATGCCCTTGACAGTAGTCAATGATGCTTCCACACACGGGACAACGCGACTCTACGATCTCGTACATTGTCTCACTCCCTCTCAATGAAGTTGAGGTGATGACACTTCGGGCACTCGAACTCCGCGCCTGAGCCGGTCGCTCCGATGTCGACCAGCCCCTCGAAGTCGCAGCCGTGGCTTTGACAGGCCATGTCGCCCTCGTTGACGTCTCGGTACTCCTCGATGACGAAACTCATGCCTCCTCCTTAGGCTCACCCGGCAGAACGATTTTCTGTCCGGTGATGATGTCGACGACCTCAGCGCCGGGGCCGAAGGCTGCCGTCATCTCGAAGATTTCTTCAGCGGACGGCTCGTAGTTCTTGCGAGCCTCCCGGTACTCGTCAATCCACTTCTTCTGATCTTGCTTATTCATGGTTGTCCTCCTT